GGGACACACTATTGTGGGCCTCATCAAAGTAAATGGTATCTACATCAATGTCAGCCTGTTGAATACGATTCAGAGAATGATATGTGGTGAAGATGATGACATTCTCACCAAATGCACGGGCAGTATTGTTGAAGACGTGAATCTTCTCAGGATTAGTGGTACTGTAGTGATGAGTCTCACCACTGTGAACGTGCATCACATGCACATAATTATCGATAGGATCAATCTCCTCAAGAAACTCTTTGCAGAGTTGTTCTGCAAGAAGAATACGAGGAGCGACTACAACAATAGTCCAACCGTTATCAATATATTTCTGATTTCTAATGATGTCGTAGATCATGGTAGGAGTCTTACCACCACCAGTAGGGATGATGATCTGACCCTTTTCATTGACCAGCATAGCGTCCAGAGCATCTTGCTGGTGGGGTCGCAGTTGCATCAGGTCTCCGTCTCAATATGGCCATAATACACGAAAAGGGGCCCCCTCACAAGGGCCCCAGGACACCTGACCAACTGTCACCGAACATATATTTGTGTATTGATAGTGATTCTACATTTGTGGTGATAGTCGTCACTATCAACCAAGAACTTATTGACCACAGAATAATGAATATTCCCAGGTAAGATTATCATCTCATCTTCTTTTACGGGTATGCAGAATCGTTTGTTTGACTCTGGATCAAAATATACCGTTTTTGCATGAGTTTCTGGTTTATAATTGAAGTAGTGTATCCCTACAAAATCACCACCTTGATTTTTATACTCATAATGCTCATTTTTTGCAAGAGTATTATGAGAAATTTTAATGTCAAACTTAGTCCCCAATGTTCCTAGAAACTTTGACAATGCACTTTGTATCTTAGATTCATATACTGGAATCAAAGACGTATAGTTTGGATCTTTTTCACGAGACCCTTCAAATATATCCAAAACTGCATCATATATTCCTAGTTTGTTATACTTAAACTCAGGTATTTTTGTTTTATAAAAGTCCATGTCAACCAAGAAAGTTAGCGTAGTATAAACTCTGACTACTATAATTTATCAAGAGTAATCGGGATGGAATCATACACAACCAATGAAGAAACCAAACACCAGAAATAACAAAGAGAAGTTTCATCAGAAAGCAGTCATTTGGAAACGATAGTCTTCAAGTTTTTTAACGATGTCTGCATACTTTACATTCATCACTCGTTCTTGATTGTTTTGGTCTCGGATGTTCATCAACTGTAGGGCAGTGATGAGTGCGTCGGTTTCTTGAAGGGTGAGTTTCATTTGTTTCTCTCGACTTGGCCAATATAGTGCAAAGGGGATCTAATAGATCCCCAACTGTGACAATTTTTAATTTCCCATCTATTTACCAGATGTTGTCATTCTCTTCATCAACACTCACCAGTTGAACACTCTCACCAGGACCAATGTCAATCATATTTTCCCAGTTGAACTCTTCGGGATGGCTATCATCAAGGATTTCGAGATCCAGAACAATACGATAACGACGTTTCTGCATGAGTTCGGTCATTGGTCTGAGGTGAAACACTTGACTAATATATCTAGGTGTGACCCCCTTGTCAAGGCCCCCACTGATAACCGAACATCTCAAGATCAGTCTTACGATTCTCAGTTACCTTCTGGTATGTGTAGTCTGTGTAGTATTCCTTATACTTTTCACTCACAGGCCATGTCTCAAAAGTCATATCCATACCAATAATCTCTGTGATCTCTTTCCAACTATCACTCAACTCTTCAAACTTGTAGATTTTTGATGCGCGGCATATATTCTGATCATCTAAGAAGAAATCATACATCCCGTTGATAGAAAATGTTTTACCATACTGTAGACACTTAATAACATATTCTTTTCTTTTCTTAGTTCCTACCGAATACTTTTCAACCATATCATCGTAACCATCATCAAATCTAAGTTTGACCCACTCATCGAATGTCAACTGAGGCCAATCAGAGTCACCAAAATTAGTGTGTAGAGCCCAACATGAGAACTCTTGTGCATATGGATTGCGAACAAATCCGAAGATGAACTTATCATAATCAGATTCCTTGAGTTCACGAACTCCATCGTGTTGATAATAGTATTTCAGTCCATGTCTCTCTTTGAACAAATCTTCTACTGTAGTTCCACCAGTTCTAGGAACATGAATGAATACAAACTTATCAGTGATAATCATATTGAATCTCCAGGATAACGACAGGACCACATTGTTAGACTATATTTGACACCAGACTTCAGTTCAGTACACTCATGGCCGTGAGTGACTGTGCCTGGGAAGAGAATACATTTACCAATAGGTATGTCTTTGTTGGAGATGTTTTGTCTGGGGAAAACTAAATCTGCACCTTCATAATTATCATTGAGTTTCACAGATCCAGTGACAAGTGATGCATCAGTGTGAAGATTGAGTTTGCGTTGTGTATCCATTGCATATCTCATCACAAAAGCATCACGCATCCCATACATTTCCATGGGTTTCCAATACTGTTCGATGATTGGATAGAGATACTTTTTCCAGTGTTCTTCCATTTCACCCCAGAATCCAGAACCAAGTTCTTTGAGTCTGATCTCCTGTGCAGGGAACTTATCATAGGAAAGACTACCCCAACCACCATGGTTATCCGCGATAGCAATCAAATCATCACACATTGTTGGTGTCATGTAATCAACCAACAACATGTTTTCCTCTAAGATATCATAATTATAGGTTGGAATGTAGACAATAGGGCTGCCATAGAACGATGCATATAGTTTCTCAAAATGTTCCTTTGCATCAGCACCACCATTACCATGATATGCACAGTTGAAACATTCTGTGCGTGGATTGTAGATCTGATTTCTTTCACCAAATCCAAATGAGTTTGAGTTACTATTCGAAACTACTGGATCATAACACTGGAACACATAACATTCTGTGTCCAATCGAATGTCAAACTCACCACTCAGGAATCGTTTGTGATAATACAACTGATCATCTTCATGATCCTCAATATCTTCTGCAAGAATCTTCTTTAGTTCACTCACACGGCCAATGAATAATCCACTGTTGAGATACCTATAGGGTGATGGTTGGGTGATACCTTTGAAGTCCATTGTGGCTTCAGGGAATGAATCTGCAAGAGATTCATCAGGCCAACACCATTCTTCCGCAGCAAATAGAGCACCACATTTGAACTCTAAGAATCTGCGTTCAATCTCCTCAATTTTTTCATTTACAAAGGTATCGTATCCGTCCGCAAAGAATATAACATCAGAATCTGGCAGTGTGTTGATATAATTTTTCAATAGATTAACTTTCTGACCACCACCAGGGCCAGACATGTCTGTACCTTTCCAAACAACGTTCTTTCCAATGTTCTTGAATCTGAACCCTTGTTCCTCTGAAGATACATATAACTTCTCACACTTAGTATCATCACTACCCACAGTGATGGCATGTGTTTTGAAGTCTAAGAAGTAAGAATATCTATTTGTAGGATCTACATCAGTTCCACCAACAGATCTATCCCAAGGATCTACAACATTTTCTTTATATGCAATCGGTTTAAGATCTCCCATTTTCTTTGGAAGATACTCATCGACAGGAATAATACCCTTCCTATTTTGAATTAAAATCTTCGCAGATTCTGGTGTTACAACATAACCAACTGTCCAGTACGGATAGTCTGGTCTCACAAATGTTTTATCAATCTTCTTGGATGTTCCCATCTCTCGGTATCCAAGATAGAGAAAATTATATCCACGTCTTACAATAACATCTTCTATCTCTTTGATAGAAAATCTATCACTTACAATCGCATCATCTTCAAGAATGATAATGGGTTCATTTAGTGCGATGCATTTGGCCCACAAATAATAGTGTGAAAGATAACACGCAACCTCACCATGAGTAATGTGAGTGTTGTTTATTGGATCAATCCAATCTTTATAAGTATCAAATCCATTGTTAATCAACCATTGATGATTGATTTCCCACCCATCAATGGCATCAAATGGTTCATATTCTAGACTGACATTAGTCTTCTGAAATAATTCTCTTCTATCAGGCCGTCTTTGAAGACTAATAACAAACGTTTTCATACTTGTGTTTGAATAAAGAATACTTGAGTTAAACGACCACTTTCAGGACCAACACCGAAATAATCTAAGGATGTGTGCCACTGATCCGCACGAAACAACACAATTCGATTGTAAATGTTTCCTACTTCAGCAACTTTTTCCCACTTACTCATGTCAGTCCATACACCATCAGGAAGAGAATCATGATTAGTTCCAGTCAAAGATCCATCAATCAGTGACTTAAAGAATCCTGTTCCTCCAGATACAGGAGCATCTGGTGTCAAATATAGAACACCAGCCCAGTTGTTGTATGCATCATTATGTATCCAACTACTGTTGGACCCTGTGGTGAGTTGAAATGCACCAGTGTATCCTTCTGGACCATCCAACCAGTTGATAACTTTTTCTGGTAGAAGTGATTGAATAGTTTCCTTTGTACTTTCGTTAATGAAGTTTGCAGTTCTGACACCAGGATAATTACCAGTCACATTGAACTCTTGTGACAGAGCAAACTCTCTTACTTGATCTGGATTGTTATAGAAATCATCAACAACAATTATGTTTTGTCTCATCTCCAATCAGGCCCCTCAAACCAACACACAACGCTGTTACGAACTCCTTTTGTGACAGGAGTTACCCAATGTTCTATAAAAGATGGAAACCATATAACTGTTCCTTGTTCAAAATAATCTTCTGGTTTTTCATTCTGAACATCAAGAGTAAGTCTACCACCTTCATATTTCTTTGGATCCGTAAGTTGTAATACTACGGATAACTTGCGATGTTTATCTGTCCCATTTAACCAAAACACATCATGATGTCTTTTATACTCACCACGATCCTTCTCATGATACTCACCAAGTTGCATATACTCAAGATTGTCAATATGAAACCCAAAGAAATCACGATTGACTTGTGTAGTCAATGTCCACATTCTTTCAAATACATCGCGGTATATATCCTGTTTCATCCACTTGACTTTACTTCTACGATAAGACAAGTCGGGATTTTCACCATTCAGACCTTGGTTGGCCTGGATAGCGGGTAAGTTAATGCTGCGATCTATAATACTTTTACAATCATCTGAAGAAAATGCGTTCCTCCAAATGGCCCATTCGGCATTCATTTGACATTAAAATACTCCTAGAACTATACCACAAAGTTCTAGGAGTAT